TCTGCTTGGCTTTGTATTTCTACAGCAGCACTTCCTAACAGTTTTAAATTACCTGTACCAGAATCCATAACGTAACTGTTTGATCCGTTATGCCAGATTTGTAAATCAGGGCCATCACCTAGCTTAATCCTGTCATTGTCTCCCAATGCAATGCCGCCGTTGGCTGTGATTTCGCCTGTGACTGTGGCTGCTGCAAACGTAGGGCTGTCAGTAGTGGCAACGCCTTGGTCAAGAGCCTTGACGGATGCAATATCGGTTAGCTCGCTGTCCATCAAAGCACCAGCGGCTGTTACGTTGGTAGCATCGGTGACATCTGCACTGGCTTCAATGCCGTCTAGTTTAGTACCATCAGCAGCTACATCTCTACCATCAAAGGTGCTGTTAGTTGTGATAGCACCAGTCATAGCACCACCAGTTCTTGGCAGCGCAGCGTCTGCTGTAGTACCTTGTGCGGCTGTAGCATAATCCGCAGAGTCAAAAGCCTTAACCTGTGCAAGGTTAGTGACTTCAGAATCCATTAGTGCGCCAGCGGCTGTTACGTTAGTGGTATCTGTTACGTCAGCACTAGCTTCAATGCCATCCAACTTACTTCCGTCAGTAGCGACATCACGCCCATCAACAGTGGAAGTGGTAGTTATAGCCCCAGTAAAAGCCGCGCCAGATAGCTCGGCCTTATCAGTGTTTAAATTAGTGAAGTTAGCATCAACTTCTGTATTAGTTAGGGGCGAACCTTTGCCTGCCCTTGTTACGATAGTAGCCATAGGAAGCCCCTTCTAATTAAGATGCAGTTAAAGTAATAGTCCAAGTTACTGACATAGTATCGTCAGCGGCTTTATTCACTACAGCAAACACTGTACGACAAAGCATAGTGCCACTAGATGCTGCGTTAAATACGCCAGCCTCTGTAACCGCGCCAGTGCCTTCACCAGCTTCAAAAGATGAAACATAGGTAATGGTATTGTTAGAAGCAGTAGAGCTGTCTAACGCTTCTCTAGCGCCCAGAATAGACAATAGATCGGTTTGACCAGCAGCAGCGGCAGTAGTATCTGAACCTAATGCCATGTGCGACATTACGCCAGCAGAAGTTCCTGCCATGCGAGAGCAAATAAACTCTAGGCCAGCACTCACTACTAAGTTGTGGATTTCACGGCTGTCTTTTACATTGCCGTCTTTGTCTTTCAATACTATCGCAACATCACCGCGTAGTTTTAAGTCTTCGTTAATCATAAATCACCTGTTAAAAAGATTGTGTATAGCCGACATAATCGGCCTCAAAATAGTCAAAAGCGCAATAGCCCTGACCGCGCAAAGAGCCAGAATCAGATGACCCGATTGTATCACTTAAACCCTTACCACTGCTAGAAACGAAAAGGTCAGTCATAGTGGCAAGATTAGACCTAACCTTGGTAAAAGTCATTTCCTGATCATCTTCGGCAGTTGCTTCACCGTCTAAATCGTCTGTTACTCCTGTAACCTCATCAATAAACTTGTGGAAGTCCATATTCTGATTTTCGCTAGTTACTGGGGTATCCTGCAACCCTTTGCCAATAGCAAAGGTATCAATCTGGTCAGATGTTGCGCCAGAGTCACTTTGTGCTGTGCCAAAGCCTAACGTAGCAGCATCGGCAGCACCTGAGTTATCAGATACACCTTTGTTAACACCTGTAGCGGTTAAATCGGTTACGGCTTGAAAATCAGCTAAAGACTTGCCAACATTCTTGGCGGGAGTATCTACAATGCCCAGAATCTCAAAGAAAAACCTAAAGATTAAGAAGTCACCCAGCTTAATAGTAGCTACAGCTTTCTTAAAACCTATGTCTGCAACGGCCTTTTTAAATGCAACAATTGCCTTAATCACTAGAAATCAGCCCTAACGTAGAAGTCCAGCACTGCGAATACGGTTTCTACCGCTCCGCTAGAGTATGTGATTTCTATCTCGCCTTCGTAATAGCCTTCGTCAATACTTAACTGAGTGCCTGAGAAAGAGAATACCGCAATGCCAGCCTCAAAGTTGCCACCAACGTCAGCCGCTGCAAGAGTAAACAAAGTTGTGGTAGTTCCTTTTGCTCTGAACTTCAACGCACAACTGCCGCCAGAAAAGTCTATAACTGTTCCGTCATCACTGCGCTTTAAAACAGCTTGAACCTGTGGGGCTTGGTCGCCCTGTACTAATTGGTAGATCATTTCATTACCTCGGCTTTGTAGGCCATATTATATCATCTAAAGATGTTGCATCAGAATAGGTTTCTGGTATGTCTCTTAATGCCTGCCTGTAGGTTGTCCATTCTGCTTTCTTTGCATCGCTTAACGGGCTGTCTGGAAATTGAGTCCAGTCTGATTTTTGCAATCTAACATTTCTATTTGCCCTAGATTCTTTTTGCGTCTGGCTTATCAATTCACCAGTGTTAGGCGCATTAATTTTTGGAGCATCAACAATGTTGCCGTCACTTATAACGCTAAAATTATCATCAGCAATACCCTCAATTACAAGCTCGCCTTCCGCTGCCTGCATATCAAAATCGGAATCAACACAGCTTCCAGTCCTAACTATAACCCCGTCACTTTTGTAAACTATAAATGATTTCACTTTTTAACCTCTAGTGTTACAAGCGATTTATTAGATAATGTGATTATTGGATTGTTAGTAATAGTGCTACCATTTTGGTCTTCTAGTTTTGCGGTTAGCGTGTAAGATACACTGCCAGAAGACGGAACATCTTTTAAAGAAACAGCATACACCTGACGCTCTTTTCTTCCATTGCCTGCATCGCCTAACTGCCAATTTTGAACTGCAATAGGAGTTGCTGACCCAATCAATGTGCCGTTTCTTTTTATTGAAAAAGCAACTTGAACGCCCTCGTTGGTCTGATCATCGTCATAACCAAAAAACACAATAGTTGCGAAAACATTTACAGAGCCACCTTCAGAAGTATAAGTAACAGTCTGCTGTACAACCTCTCCATTTGACTCTGATAAATTAGTAGCTGCTGCGGTGTATGAGCTGCTTGGTAAAGTAACAGCATTGCCAGCTATTTTTAAAGTTTCAACAGAAAGGTTAGCAATTTTACCTGTAGTAACAGCAAGATTAGCAATTTTTGCAGAACTTACTGCAAGGTCATCTATTTTAACTGTAGTTACACCATCATCACCAATAATTAATGTTTTATTCGTTCCGCTTGTTACAACATCAATCCCAACGCCATCAACTCTAATTCTGTCGGCTTCCATAGTGCCTGTTTTAATCAGGCCACCATTGATTGTGGTAATTTCAGTGCTAGAAGCGTCAGCTAACTCACTATTTAAATTAGTAAAAGTTACCAAGCCGTCAAATTGCGTTGAAGCAAATGGAGCAGAGAAAGTAATAGTCTGCGACCCACCAAAACTAGCTTCTGTGATTGTGTAACTCGCTGCCCAGAACTTACCATCTGCACCATTGATAGTTGGCGGGTTCTTCTGCCAATTAGTTGTTAGGCCACCAAAGGAAGCTGTGTCGTAGTTGTAAGATGTTGCGCTTGGGGTGCTTGGAGCGTTAGCACTAGACTGGGTGTAATAGACATAACCATTATCTGCCCTAGGGGTTAAAGCTGCGGCATCTGTTGTGGCGCTTACTATTGCGCTAAACGCTGACTTGTTCCCGCTGTAATCTACGGATTTAATCTTATAAAAATAATCTTCAGAATCAGCAAGTGAGCCATTTACAAACGATGATGGCAAACCGTAACCGCCAGCCACACTAGCTACTGCCGTATATGTGCCGCCTGTAGTATTTGCTCGGTAAATCTCCGCATTAGAAAAGTCTTTATCCGCTGGGTTAGTCCACGCCAACGTAATTGAACCTTGCCCTGCGGTGGCAGAAGGCGAACCAACTACAGCGGGGGCGACAGTATCACCAACTGCTGTTACGTTAGCCGTTACAAATGCGCTTCTGACCCCTAGCTCATTTACTGCCCTCACTCTAGTGTAGTAAGTTGCAGCACCAATTGTAGGACTGATAGTAAACTGCGTGCCTTCTACGTCTGAAGAATTCCAATCAGAGTTGTTTGTTGACCACTGGTAGTCATACTTAACAACAAAAGCATCTGCGCTTGCCGTCCAAGTTGATACGATCTGTGGTGCAATAGTTCCATCTAAGTTTGTGGCTGTAGATGCTGTGCCAGAAAAAGAAGTAGGAGCGGCAACAGTCCTACCGTCATACAAGGAAACTTCACCGCCAGCTAGATAATCTTCTTCGTCAGATGAAGCCCAGTCGTAGATAGATGATGCAGTTTCTATAGCTTCCACGTTTACTATAATGCTGCCATCAGAACCTAAATCAAACGTGTAACCTAATACTTGGAATACCTTTGCAGACCAGCCAATTTTGGCATTGGTGACCATGATGTTGTCGCCAGCCTTAAACTTTAAAGCCGCCAAGTTACATGGCAAGCTAACAGAAGTTTGCTGTCTGGACTGAAGCAAAGCTAACTTAGCTAATCGTTGCGCTCGAACATTGTTTGTAGTTGTAGGCAATGGCATATCTAAATAAATAGGGTCGCCATCAGTCGCGCTATATGTGCTGCTAATTTGAGCAGGGTAGTCAGCAAGAATATAGTTGTCTTCTTCGCTTAAAAATACGCCCTTAACGCCATTGTAAATACTGCGCCTACTTTGCTTAGTCTGTGTAGATATTGCACCAACTAAAACGGACTCGTCTATAGTGACTGTGGGGGTCACATAAGCTGAACCAGATATAAAGTATTCACCGCCTGAGTGAATTAAACGGCCAGCCATAGAGGATAGCAGGGCTTCAATGTTGGCTTCTCTGGAATTACCAGTATCAACAACGCCATCACACACATATCTTTTCTGCGTGCCACCAGCATCAAGGGCCACATCTTGATCGCATAAAGTCTGAGCTGTAGAAACAGAAGTAGCGTTTATGTTTGCAGCATCTTCAGCCAATCCGTATTTGGAATCTAACAGATAATCCCTAACGATAAGCGCAGGGTTTTGCGACCAAACGGTGCTAGATGTTGCTGGGTTGTAGACTTTCTTGCCACGGACTACGGTAGAGATATTAGGCAAGCCGTTAGCAAACTGCTCGGCATCATATTTAAGACGGACGTAAATGTAAGCTGTGTCTAATAGCTTGTGGTTTGTAGTCCACTGGGTAGACCTTGATACAAGATTAGCGTCTGCTGTGGTCTGCGTACCATCGTGAAAGTTTAGGTCGATATAAGTACCCCAGCTACCAACATAACCGCTATCCCAAACCTTTTCATCGTTAAACCAGACTTCCTCATAGGCATCAATGGCATGGCCTGCAACAGCAATAACCATGTGCATGTATTCGTTGTCTGTGCCTGTTGAGTCTAGGTAAACAATTGAACCGCCAACCCTAGCGCGACCATAAACCATCGTTCTGGTAGATGCAGGCTCTCTAACTGTCGTGGTAGTGCCAGACATTTGAGCGCCAACTGAAGGGGTAGGCATTAAGGCGCGAGAAACCATAGACAAGCCAGCGCCAATGGCAAAAGCTGTTGCAAAAGCCCCTAACGTAAAAGCCCCTGCTGCTGCTACGGCAAACGCTCCACCTGCTGCCGCCAATCCTGCTATTGCTGCAATTGCCATTTTATTTCCCTAGGAATTTGGAGTAAATACGTTCTATTAAATCAAAGCCCATCCCAACCATTAAGCTATCAAATGGAATGTGGACTTTAGTATTGATCATCATCAAAGAA